TGATAGTTGAGATTAAAGCTGAAACCAAAGGGTTGCGGAAAGGTCTCAATGACCTAGATAACAAACTAGGAAAAGTAAATAAAACGGCTGCTGCTTCTGGCGCGATATTTAAGAAGTTAGGTGGTCTATTTGCCGTTCTTGGGCTTGCTAAAATAGCAGGTGATGTAGTCAGGACAGTTCAGAGTTTTGAAGATTTAGAAGCCACTCTACAAGCCAACACAGGCAACGCTAAAGAAACTGCTGCAGCGTTGAAGATGATTGAAGAATTTACTGCAACTACCACATTCCAAATTGAAGAAGTAACAGGCGCATTTATTGAGTTAAAGCGTAAAGGTATCTCTGCTACCAGAGGAGAGATGGAAGGGTTAGGTAAAGTTGCTGCTGCCAATAATGTATCAATTCAAAGAATAGCAGAGGGTGTTACAAGGGCTGCTACCACAAGTATAGAACAACTACAGATGATGGGCTTTCAGGGCAAGACTAGCGGTGACATGATTACCCTGTCTTATGGTGAAGGCGCAGATAAGATAGAAAGAACATTTAAGAAAACCAGTGCTAACGTGATGGGTTTTGTTGCTGCTATTGGTGATGCTAAGTTTGACTCAGCGATTGAAGATAGAGCAGATACTGTAACAGGTGCGTTTTCTAATATGTCAGATAACGTAGGTTTCTTTGCAAAGGCTATTGGTGAAGGCGGTTTAAAACCTGCATTAGTGTCATTTGCTAGAAATATGTCTAGGATCTTACAGGCAGCTAAACCTGCAGCACACGTTATAGGGTTTGTACTTTCTAAGGCATTTTTTGTATTAGAGAAGATGATGAACGCTTCTCAAAGGACAATGGTGATCGCAGGAAGTGTTTTAGCTATATATGCAGCACCTGCTGTATGGGCTGCTCTGAGTGGCGCGGTTCTTACGTTAGGCAAAGCGTTATTAGTAGCAACAGGAAGTGTCCTTAAATTTACGGCAGCACTACTACTAAATCCGTTTACATGGATAGTGGCAGGAGTTGCAGCAGTAATTGCAGGCATAGTGTTACTCGCTAAAAATTGGGATAACGTAGTGATGTTTTTCCAGAACACTATGAATGTGACAATCCCTAACGCTGTTGATAGCTTAAAAATGTCATTTTTAGATCTAAAGATAGAAGTAGTTAGAATTTTTAATCAGTTATTGACAAAAATAGCAGAAAAAATAAACAAACTTTTAGACCTATACAATGAGGCTGCTGATTTCTTAGGAATGAAAACAGTAGCTCCTGTTATATTTAAAATAGATGACAAAGGGATGCGTGACCAACGCGCACAATTAAGACGCGGTATTGAAGAAAGATTAAAACTACTCAAGACATACAAAAAAGGTGAATTTGATATTTTAGGTGACGTAAAAAATATGTTGCCTGATATAGAACTGCCACCAATGCTTAATCCTGAAGAAGTTGGAGATGCCGACACAAGTGCATTTGACCCTGCTAATTTTGACTTCACTCCTTTAGATGACGGCACTAAAAAAATACAAAGCATGACCGAAGCATTTGAAGAAATGAAACCTGCTATTGTTGAGACTACAAACGCGTTTACCAAAGACTTTACTGATGCGTTGCTAAATGGTGAAAACGCAATGGACGCGTTTAAAAACTTTGCTAAAGATATGGTATCTCAAATCATTGCGTCCTTTATGCAGATGATGGTTATTAAGCCTATTATGGATGCAATTATGGGTTCGTTTGGTATGCCTGTAACAGGTAAAGCAGGTGGTGGTACTGTTCAGAAAGGTCAGCCAGTTCTGGTAGGAGAACGTGGTGCAGAAATGTTTGTGCCTAATACAGGCGGTAAAATTGTTAATAACCAGAACATGAACAACATGGGCGGTGGTGGAACTACAGTTATAAATCAATCAATCAACTTTGCTACAGGCGTTGTTCCTACTGTAAGAGCAGAGGTAATGAAGATGATGCCACAGATTGCAGAAACTACTAAAGGTGCAGTAGCAGAAGCATCAATGCGTGGTGGTTCTTTTAGGAAGGCGTTACAAGGTGGCTAAATTAGTAACAATGCCAAGCACACCTAATTTTGCAGTGAGCAGGTTTTCTCTTGTGCGTACTATAGGCGTTACTATGAGTCCGTTTACTGCTAAAACTAAAACACAAGAATTTGATGGTGTGTATTGGACTGCAGAGGTAACTCTACCGCCTATGAGAAGGGAGCAAGCTAGTGAGTGGCAAGCCTTCTTGTTGGAAACAAATGGTCAAGCAAACTACTTTGCGTTTGGAGATCCTGATAGTAAAACAGCACAGGGAACATATAACGCTAATCATTTATTAGTAGACAAGCGTGTAGATGACTCAAGTGAAACGCTGTCTTTCGCAACTAACGGAACAATAACTGCAGCTACTGAGGTTTTCAGTCCTCTAAGAGTTGGCGATTACTTTCATGTTACAGGTGCAGCAAATGAAGCAAACAACGGCACACATAAGTTAGTAACTAGAACCAGTACAACAGTAGTTGTCACAGATTCAGATTTAGTTGCTGAAAGCAACAGAGCAGGCTGCAAAGTAAGACAGAACATAAAAGGGGCTACAGCCCTTTCGCTACAATCTGCCACAAACTCTGCTACAGGAACTATTAAAAAAGGCGATTATCTAGGCATACTTTCTAGTAATTCAGCAACAGCAGAACCAGTACAATTAGTTATGGCAACAGAAGATGCAACTGTAACAAGTGCAGGCGGAAGTAATGAAGATTATATATCTGTTAAAACACAGCCGAAGTTAAGGCAAGACTTAACAGATGGTCATTATGTTATGTTTCAAAACCCTCAAGGAAGGTTCAGATTAAACACTAATGAAGTTGATTGGTCTGCTAATCATGTATCTAACTATGGAATTGGGTTTTCGTGTATTGAGGTAGTTTAATATGGCAACAAGACAGGGGTTAGACTCTAATATAACTAATCGTCTTGGTGCTGACCATCAAGAATTATTCTTTGCAGTCAAAGCAGAATTTGATACGTCTACAGTAGCGTTATGGTCTGGCTTAGAGGATCTAACCATAGATGGGCTTGATTACACTGGTGCAGGCTCATTAATGTCTATATCAGACGTAGAAGAAAGCACAGAACTGAAATCAAGTGGTATCACGATAGTTATATCAGGTATGGATGCAACTGTTCTAGCGTATGCTTTAGATGAGCATTATCAAAACAGACCGATTACTGTATTTATGGGTTACACAATGGGCGGTGCTAACGAAAGCGCAGGCACACTAACCCTGTTTAAAGGTCGTATGACTACCCTAGCAATTAATGACACTCCTGACGGAGCAACCATTACTATTGATGCAGAGAACAGGCTAGTAGATCTAAGCAGACCTTCTCACTACCGATACACCAAAGAATCACAAAACTACCTATATCCTAATGACGTTGGTCTTAATCGCGTTAATTTGCTGCAGGATAAAGAGATAGTATGGGGTAAGAAAAGTGATGCCGTAGGTGGAAGTGGTGGCGGTGGCAGGGGAGATAATGGTGGTAGTGGTAATTATTTAGACGAGTATGGAAGATGAAGAAGCTGCCAGATTGGGAAATTAGATATAGAGAGTTTATGTTCAAGCATAAAGACACGCCTTTTGTATGGGGCAAATGGGATTGTTGTCTGTTTTCTAATGCTGTAATTAAAACAATTACAGGAGAGGATCTAATACCTAAAACGCTCAAATGGAAAGACGAAAAAACTGCAAAGAAAGCGATCAAGGATTATGGAAAAACAATTTTAGGAAACATTACCAAAGCAGCAAAAGAACAAAAAGGTATAAATGTAGTAGATAAAGCCTACATGACCAAAGGCGATTTAGTCGTTTTTAAGCAAGAAAGTCAGTTAGTGGGTATATGTGATGGGATGAGCATAGTATCGCCCTCAGAGGACGGAAAAGAGGTATTACAGAACGATTTAGCAGTAAAGGTGTGGAGAATAGATGCCTAAGGCGATAAAAGCAGCAGTAGTAGCAGCACTCGTAGTATTTGTTGTAGTTGCAACAGGTGGGGTTCTTGCGCCTACATTATTTGCAGGCATGAGCGCAGGTGCTATGGCTGCCATGACGTTTGCTACAACTCTTTTAACAGGGTTGATTGCAGGAACGCCTAAGGGCATGGATGCTTTTAGAGATAACTTTGGTACAAAAACAACAACACGATCACCTACAGCACCACGACAAATACTGTATGGAACAAGCAGAGTAGGCGGAATTGTTCTGCATATGGAAACATCTGGAACAGATAATAATAAACTACACATGATTGTTGGAATAGCAGGGCATGAGGTTAATAGTCTTGTTAGCGTTAGGTTTAATGACAATGACCTCACA